CAAAACACAAGCCTTTTCTACTGATGTTTCTAATCTATCGGATATTGCAATTCTATTTTTATATATCAAGCCATCGCTACTGGATAGAGCTTTTTCACGGACAACAAGTCCGCTATTATTTGCCTCTTCCAAAAGTTCTTCGTAAATCGTCATTGTGTTACTCCCATTCAGAGTCATCCATCATGATGTCTTTATCATGTTTTCTCATTTCATCGGTTACCTTAATATCAGTACGCTCGTGAGCTGCCATTATTTCTAGATGGTCATTGGATTCTATAAAGTTTGGATTTCCAAGTAATATCTCAGAATAGTCCAAAAGATTTTTCTTTCCATTATTATTTAATCTTTGCATGTTTTCCAAAAGCTTATATTCTAATTTATTTTTTCGAAGGGTGCTTTTATCGCAAACTTTTTTGAACTCTTCTACATTGTTATCAAATGACATAGTGCTAGGAGCAATTGCGTCATTGAATTCATAGTCATTACGTTCCATAGGTACGTCAAAACCCATTAACCATGATTCGCTTACATTTAATGCTTTGCCTAAAACGAATAATTTTTCTTGATTAGGTTCATTTTTTCCAGAGCAGTATTGACTTATATCAGACTTGTTCATTTTGATTCCATATTTTTCGCAGTATGGAATGGTTGATTTTAAGATATCAACCTGCCTAAGTCCCTTTGATTCCATGATCTTTCTTAATCTAGTAGCAGTGCTTTCTTTCTTCATTCTATTATGCCGCCTTTCTAGTTATAAATATAGCACATACTTAACAAAAGTTCAATATAAAAAACAATAAAGTTCAAAAAATTTAACTTTTGTATTGACAAGGAGAAAAGAGGATGATAAGATACAAGTAGTTCAAAAGTTTGAACAAAAAAGGGCGAAAGGAGGATAACATGGCGTTTAATTATGACAAATTAAAAGGTAGGATAATCGAGAAGTTTGCAACGCAGTACAGATTTGCGAAGGCTATGGGATGGTCGGAAAGAACACTGTGTTTGAAGTTGAATAGTGAGAGACCTTGGAAGCAAACTGATATTTGCAAAGCGGTAGAACTTCTAAAACTTACTCAGGAAGACATACCTAAATATTTTTTTAAAGAAAAAGTTCAAAATATTGAACTTTAGGAAGGGGATCAAATGAACAACTTAACAATAATCGAAAATGAACTTGTCCCAGTATACGAGACAAGCACGGGAGAAAAAGCAGTATACGGTTCAGAGCTGCATGAAGTTCTGGGAGTGAAAAGTAATTATAGAGAGTGGATCAAGAGAAGAGCTTTGGATATTGACGCGGAAGAAGATGTGGATTTTACCACCGTCGAAATTCCGACAGTGTCAGGTGGAGCTCCAAAGAAAGACCATATCATCAAGCTTGATACCGCTAAAGAAATGGCAATGCTTGAGAGAAATGAAAAGGGCAAGGAAGTACGCAGATATTTCATTCGGGTAGAAAAGAAATACAAAGCGGCATCTCTTGCCACACAAGAGCTATCACCGCAATTACAGGTCATGATTAACTTGGAAATTGAACAGAAGCGTCAGGCGGAGAAGATTGAGCATGTGGAAGAACGGATTGAAAGCATTCGGGAAGTTGTGGCAATCGACACGACATCATGGAGAGATGATACCGGAAGAATTTTAAGGAAAATCGGTATGGAGTGCGGAGACAGCAAGTCTTACCAAGATGTAAGGGCAGAGTCTTATCAGCTGTTGGAAAAGCGCATGGGAGTGAATGTAAAACAGAGACTTACTAATAAGCGTAGAAGAATGGCAGATGAGGGAGTCTGTAAATCCAAAAGAGATAAATTGAATTATCTTGACGTGATTGCGGATGATAAGAAGCTGATCGAGGGATATACGGCTATCGTGAAAGAACTGGCTATCAAATATGGGGTGGCGTAATGCAGGGGACAGAAGATAAAGAAGGAGGAGCAACATGGCAAAAAGGTTAAGCCCAGAAGAAGCAGGGAAACAGATCGGATGTTCCGCGCACTGCGTAAGGATTAAGATGCAGCGGGGAATCTGGGATTTAGGTGAGGCATATCCGCCAAAAAAAGGAGTAAGAAGTACCTGGGAGTATTTTATCTGGCAACATAAGCTTGATAAACTTTTAGGAATTGAGAAAGGAGGTGGACAAGCATGAGCATTCTAGGATTTTTTAATAAGCATGGAAAAATCGAACAATACGAAAAGAAAAACGAACCGATGGGGGATATCATTCCGTTTCCAAAAAAAGAAAAGAAAGGACTGGAAGAATTGAAGTTTATTGATATCAACCACCCAGTAAAAAAGAGCGCACGGTCGGCAAACCGGTAAGCGCCCTTATTAAATAATCCAATTAAATAGTAAGCGATAATAGGAGGAAAATCAAGATGAAAAAAATTTGAATTAACCAGTGAATTTGTGACTTTTTTAGGAAAGAAGCTTTTTAGAATCAAGGCGCTGATCTCTTTTGGGAATGTGGAAGAGGGAGAACTTGGTGGATATGTGGAGAAAGAAGAGAACCTTAGCAACGATGGCGATGCTTGGGTGTACGGCGATGCTTGGGTGTACGGCGATGCTTGGGTGTACGGCGATGCTAGGGTGTCCGGCAATGCTGACTACGCCACAGTGCATGGATTTGGCTCCGAATATCGTACAACTACATTTTTTAGGACAAAAGCAGGAGATATTGGCGTGAGATGTGGTTGCTTTTATGGCACTTTGGAGGAGTTTAGAGCAAAGGTAAAGGAAACGCATGGGGAAACTAAGACTGCGAAAGAGTATTTGATGGTTGCAGATCTTATGGAATTTAGATTTTTGAAGGAGGAAGCATAGATGAAAAAATGGGAATTTAATGATGATATACCGGCAGAGGAGGCAGTAGGGCTAATTCGGGCGGTGGCGAGATTCTACGAAACTGTTAAAGATGAGTATATATCGTCGACTGATAGAACAGTTTTGGCAATATTAGGAATCGAAAGGGTTGGTGAGCTGCATGATTGAGCCTATCCCTAATTACGACGACAGAAAGACTACACCGCCGGATGAACCGGAAGCAAAAGGGTATTGCACCATCTGTGGTCAGCCCTTTTGGGAGGGCGATGCTATTTACACGGTAGACGGATGTGTCTGCGAAACGTGTTTGAAGGAAAATTACAGAGAATTTGCATAGGAGAGATGAAGTTATGACATTTGAAGCATTGCAGATCGCAAATAAAGAAATTAGCACGATTGATGTAAAAGGTAAGCAGTATGCAGAAGTGAATCAAAGAATCAAGGTTTTCCGCATGTTGTTTCCGAACGGATCTATTACTACTAAGATAGAGTCTTTGCAAGATGGTATGTGTGTGATGTCGGCAGAAGTAAGGGATGAATTTGGCTCCATTCTAGGTGTTGGACATGCCTATGAAAAAGAGGATTCAAGCTTTATAAACAAGACATCTTACATAGAAAACTGCGAGACTTCAGCGGTTGGAAGAGCACTTGGAATGTGCGGAATTGGAATCGATACAAGTGTTGCGAGTGCAGAGGAAGTATTGAACGCCATAAAGCAACAAAGCGAATCGGCTCAGATCACAGCAGCGCAAGTAAAGACATTAGAATCCTGCATTCCGAAACACGGTCAGACTGTGGAAAACGTGTGTCGTTACTATAAAGTTTCCGTTTTGCAAGATTTGACCGTAAGACAATTCATGGCGCTTATGCGTAAGATGGGTGAGGAATAATGAAACTCACCGGAATATTAAAAAAGCCGATTATTGATTACGATACACTGCGCCCAATGCTTGTATTTGCTTCAAACGAGGACTTTTCGCAAGCCTATGAAGAGTTGAAAGGCTGCGACAAATTAAGCCTTGAAATCAAGCCATATCGCAAGAAGAGGAGTCTTGATGCAAACGGATATTATTGGACTTTAGTCGCAAAGCTGTCAAGAATCATGAAGATGTCTAATCCGGAACTACATAACAAGCTGTTATGTGAATACGGCTATCCAGTCATCATAGATGGACAAGCAGTTAGGACACCGCTTCCAGATACTGAAGAGACTGACCGAAAGGTGCGGGATGCAATGGAATACCATCTAAAACCCACCACAGAAGTAAAAGAAGGGAAAGACGGCGTTATGTATCGGACCTACCTTTTAATGCGCGGGTCCAGTACATATAACACCGAGGAGATGGCACGTCTGATTGATGGACTGATTGACCGTTGCAAAGAAGCAGGCATGCCGGATTGCGAGATTGTATCGCCAGATGAAAAGCGAATTTTAAAAGAGAGGTATGGTGTCAATATTGACCAAAAGACTGGAAAGCATTTTTACTGATGACATGAATCATTGCATGTTTACTGGAAGTTGTGATGTGGAGCGACACCATATCTTCCACCATACACATAATGAGAGGATGCTGAGCGAGGAATATCGCTTTATTGCACCGCTTCGCCGGGATCTGCATCAAAACGGAAGGTTCAGTGTGCATCAGAATCCAAACGGAAAACTTGATATTTATTTAAAACAGCAGTGCCAACGCTACTATGAGGAGCATTACGGCACAAGAGAGGAGTTCCGGCAGGAATTTCACAAGAATTACTTATAGCCTTATGTCTCTTAGGAGTAAGGAATATATCACATGTAACCGTAAATTTGTTTCATTCTCCTGCCGATTACGTCTGTCCGGCAGGAGAGAAAGGAGAAAGCATGGTAATTACAATCCCGGGTAAACCGGTCGGAAAAGCAAGACCGAGATTTCGCAGAGTCGGAAATAAGGTTTTTACATATACGGCGCAAGAAACGAAGGACTATGAAAAGAGAGTTGCTGCTATTTACAAGAAAGAGGGAGGGGAAATTTATTATGACACCCCCGTCAGAGTGCGTATCTTAGCCAAATACCCTATTCCGAGTAGTTGGTCTAAGAAGAATAAGGATAAAGCATTAAAAGGCGAAATTAAGCCAAATACAAAGCCGGATGCAGATAATATCGCCAAGATCATTCTTGATGCTTTAAATGGTGCAGCATATACCGATGACAAGCAGGTCGCAAGCCTTGAGATTGAGAAAGCATATTCCGAAAAGCCTTGTGTGATGGTTTATATTGCGGAGGATGAGTGATGGCAGATAACAAAAAATACTACTACCTAAAGCTTAAAGAAAACTTTTTTGATTCTGATAGCATGGTTTTACTGGAAAGTATGCAGGATGGGGTCTTGTATAGCAACATTCTCATGAAGATGTATCTTAAGAGTCTAAAAAATAATGGGAAGTTGCTTCTGAATGACACAATTCCGTACAACACGCAAATGATAGCAACTATAACAAGGCATCAGGTTGGAACTGTAGAAAAAGCAATCGAAGTATTTAATCAGCTCGGTCTTATAGATATATTGGACGGCGGCATGATTTATATGTCTGATATTGAGCTGTTTGTAGGACAATCTTCAACAGAGGGAGATCGGAAAAGGGCGGAAAGATTGCGATTGAAACAGTCAGATAATCTGCAAATTGGACAAATGTCCGACATTCATCCACCAGAGATAGAGAAAGAGATAGAGATAGATAAAGAGAATAGAGATAGAGTAAATTATCAGCAAATAGCTGATATGTATAATGCCACTTGCGTGTCATTCCCTCGTCTGACGGTACTTTCTGAGAAAAGAAAAAAAGCAATTAAAGCACGGTTGAGGAAATACTCCGTTGATGACATCCAAAGAGCGTTTGAACTCGCAGAGGAAAGTGATTTTTTAAAGGGGACAAATGGACGTAATTGGTCGGCTACGTTTGATTGGATCATGTGTGATGCAAACATGGCTAAAATACTGGACGGCAACTACGCGAATAAAGACAATCACAGAACGGAGGGAAGAAATGACACTGGAGGACAAGCTGGAAGAGATGAAAGTCTCACGGAAATGGCAATCAGAGCAGGGATCGGGGACAGCTTCGAAGGATTCTGATGTGTGCCCTAAGTGCGGAGGAAGCGGATGGATTACTTATGAGCAAGACGGAATGCTATTTGCAAAAGAGTGCGATTGCCGTGAGAGCGATTTAATGAGCCGTAGATTAAGTTTTGCTAACATCCCCGATACATTTAAGGATAAGGAGTTAAAAACACTTAAAACAAGCGTATACGCAACCGCAGATGGCAAGCAAAAGTTTCTTACCGCTTGCAACATCGTAAAGCGATACATAGATAACTTTGACGATATGTTAGAGGCTGGCATGGGATTATATATTGTCTCTCGGACAAAAGGCAGCGGAAAAACAAGGATGGCTGCAAGCATTGCAAATGAGCTTGTGAAAAAACATAAAAAGCAAGTGAAATTTGCGGTGTCTACACGGATTTTGGACGAGATCAGGAGCACCTGGAAGAAAGACAGCGAGTATGCAGAGAGCCGATTGATAGATCAGTTGTGCTTGGCAGATGTGCTGATCATCGATGATTTTGGAGTTGAGCGAATATCTCCATGGGTGCAGGAAAAGTTTTACAACATCATAAACGAGCGGTACATACACAAGAAAGTAACGATCTATACAAGTAATGTGCCAATCGAGGAGTTAAATTACGAGGACAGAATCACGAGCAGGATTAAAGAAGTGAGTTATCTTATGGAATTCCCGGAAGAAAGTGTAAGGGATTTAATTGCAAAGCAGCACAACAAAGAAATGCTCGAAAAATTGGCAGAAGAGGCAAAGGGTAGAAGCGCTGGAAAGTCAATTTTGACATAAAAGAAGGGGCGGACTAGATGAGAAAAAATGGAAGCATGGCAGCATTTATCTATAAAGGGACGAAGAAGAAAAGAAAGAAGAAGGTGAGAGGAAAATGATATTTATGACGACAAACCGCACTGTTGTCCTTAGAGATGAGGACGGCAGTCGCCAAAGGTGTAGATGTGGATGTGAGAGGTTTAAGAGAGTCACTAATGCAGGCAGAAGATATAAGTGTGCGAGGTGCGGGAGGGTGTATTTTGTCAAGGAGAAGAAATAGAAACTTGCCAGAGGATCAGACATGGCCAGAAGAGTCGTGCAGTTCTTTCCGGGAGGAGATAGAAAAGAGAATGGGTAGAATAAAGAAAGTGACGAAGAAAAGCTATAAAGGTTGCGAAGCTTGCAAATGGCAGCAGTTAAATGG